CGACGTATCCACGTTGACTCGGGAAGATAGGTCGCGCAAGTCGCTCAGTTTGTCTTGAAGGCCCTGTATCACCGACTCTATGCCGTCAATGATACTGTTAACGATGTCTTCGCCCCACCCAAATGCATCGCTGGCAAGGTTACTACCCCAGTCGCTAAAGGCCGTCAGCACATCGGATAGCCCTTCAGCAATGCTTTCGGAGAGTGAGACAGCGCCGTCAACGATGCCCCCGGTAATGTTCTTGCCCCACTGATAGGCGTCGTCTGCCATGCCGCTTGCCCACTCTGTCATGTCGCTCCCGAGCGCCGTCAACTCGCTAAAGACTGTCCCGGCCGCCGATGCGACCCCCGAGACAATCCGGTCAAAGGTGCGCGAGAAGGCCCCGCCGAAGATACCCAACACGGCCACGACGTTCTCTTTGGCCTGGCGGAATCCCTCAACAAGCCCGCCTTGAAGCGTCCCTTGGACGAACCCAACGATAGCCGCGCCGATAGTCGCAAGAATACCTGTAAATATCGCTCCAATAGCGACCATGCCGTCACGGACAGATGCCGGCAGCGCGTTCCCGATAAACCGCCCAAGGGCACGCACGGCGTCAAGCACACCCGTCACTTCGAGCACACCGACGGCAAGCACGCCCAACAGTGCGCCGACGGCAGCAGCGGCCGCAAGCGAACCTGTCACGAACCCGGCGATGGTAGAGCCTAATGACGACAGCGCCGACCCGATGCCGGACAGTATCAACTTGATGCCGGCGAACGTCGACGACCACTTCCCCATGATAGCGCCGATTTTCGCAACAGCCGGGATAACAATGGCGGCAACCGACCCCAGTGTAGCGAGCAAGCCGATGATGTCACCGGCCGCGCCTTCGGCTTCAAAGATACCACCCGCCAGTTTATAGAATAGGTCTGTCAAAGGAGATATGACGGGCCTCAAAACTTGGTCAATTTGGAAAATGACGGCATCAACAATCGCCCCGAGGCCGGCAAATACCTCTCCAAGCACCGGGACTTGTGCCAGCAACCCGGCAGCGCCGATAACGAGCGCCCCAACGGCCGCGCTCATGGCCCCGGCGAACGACTCGCTAAAGCCCTGAAGCTCTTCGGCACTATCGCCGGCACTGTCGGCCGTGTCTTCCATCGCCCGCTCTACGCCCTCTAAGTCCTGTTGTGTCTCTCCGACACCTTCGGACTTGATAGCAACCGTTAGCTCTTCTGCTGTGACGATGATTACTCACCCCGATTACGTAGCCACTCAACGGCCATGACGATGCCCCACATGAGCACGGTCGGGACGGACCATGCAGCGGCCGATGCAAACGCCCCGGCGGACCCCCACCACATGAGCGCCTGTCCCCACAGGTACAACGTGCCGATGGTCATGAGTCCGGCCACGGCAGTCACGCCCCAGTCGGCGTATCGGAGCGTTCGGTTGAAGACTGTCATAGAACCACCTTACCCGGCCACGTCCTAAAGTAATGTCCCACTACGGGCCGTGTGTGCCCGACGTGTCGTTGCGCTCTTGATACAGTCGTGCTCGAAGTAGCGCCGTCGTATAGCGGTCGGCCTCGGGCATTTCGTGGATCTCGGCGGCTGTCTTGCCCGTCGCGTCTTGGACAAGCGCATACTCCAAACCGAGGCTACTCTGTCGGGCGAAACCCGTCCGCCGCTCCCTTGCGACGTTCTTTTTCCTTCTTTAGGGATTCAAACACCTCCTGCAAGATAACGCCGAGTGGGTCAATGCCGTGTTTTTCGTACTCCCGGTAAAAGGCGTCCTTGTGGAGTTGACTTTCGTCTATGACGGTATCCAGCATATCGGCCACTTCTTCGGCCGTCTGGCTGATTTCGTAGGCCCGCGCCTCTTGGTTGCCGATGCGCTCTAACCGGTCGTCCACCCGACCCATTGCGTCCATGAGCGCGCCGTTGAGCTTGGCACTCACGTCAACCGTGTGGCCGTAGATGTCGCATTTCGTTTCGAGTCCTTCCGCGCCTTCCTCTTCGGCAACAGTATCAAGAAATTCCTGTTGCTCTTGGCGGTTCTGTTCGTGTTGCTCTTTCGTTTCCTCTATCAACTCGGCGGCTTCGGCCGCCAGTTCGTCGTTGACGGGTTCCTGTTGCTCACTCATGCGTTAGACTCCGCTGGTGTCTGCGAGGTTGCCGATAGTCCGACCCGACCCGGTGAGCGAGTATTCTTCAAACTCGCCATACGTGCCCGATTCAATCGGGATTTCGGGGAAGACAACATCGGTCACTTCGGTGGTTCGCTCAAAGCCGCCACTTTCGCTTTCTGTGACGTTCTGAAAGTCAAACTTCATGGGGTCGCTTGTGTCCTGGGAAGCCGTCGCCGTTGAACCCTCCCCGCCGAGCCATTCCTGTGCGAACTCCACGGAGAATTTCGCATACGTAATCTCGACGTTGACGTTATGTTCATACCGCTTCACGGCGTCACGGAAAGACGAGTCTATCGTATAGAGTTCCGTGTGTTCGTAAGCGGGCGTGATTGTCACTTCACGAACTCCGGCAAACAGGATTTCGCTGTCATCGGCCGGGTCCGTTGCCGTGAGAACGCCGTCGTTAAACCACATCCCTTCAGGGGTTGCGCTCATGGCCGTGTGTACCGTAGGCCCGGCCTAAACTGTTGCCCTACTCGCGCCTATCTCGCTTCTCTGTCGTTTCCGAAAAGTCGATTTCTATGTAGTCCCCGATTGACACCGTATCTATCTCTATGCCGAAGATAAGCGTCAGTGTAAGGAGGCTCATGCCGACCACGCCAAGGATAACATAGGGACCGTTCCCTTGTTCTAGCGCCCACAGTGCAATCAGCATGACGCCAATGCCGTATATCAGGGACAGTAGTTGTCTATACCACGGTATCATATGCAGCCTCCACCTATAGCGAACCGTGCAAAGGCGTGTTCGTGCAACACTCATTGCTCACTACCTGTATGCATGAGTTGTCTGGTCTTAGTGATTCGGCAATATGTTGGCACGTAAGCGTAGGTCATGCGTTCTTTTCCGTATCAGATAGCCCGTCCGTTTCTATCTCGACGCTCATGACGTAGTGGTCCGTCGTTCTGGCCGGCTTTTGCTCCCGAAAGTCCTCTTGGGCCACCGGAGCAACGTCGGTGTAGGGCGTGGCGGTCTTGTTGTCGTCAAGATACTGGCTCAGTATGTCCGTTACGTCAGTCTGAAGCTGTCGGGATTCGGTAGCATCAAGCGACCACGCTTGGACTTCTATAGAGTCCTGTTTTCGGAAGTCGTCGCCGTCGGCAGAGAACCGTTCAAGTGACGTTCCGGTTGGGGACCAGACGTACAAAATGGCCGGTTGGTCCGAGCCAGGGCCGCGTTCGGCTTGGGCGTCGTCCCAGTACCGCCGGACGTTCGGCGTGTTCGTGGGCGTCCACTCGCTATCTGTGGCGGCTTCCAGCAGGTCGATGATTGCTTGGACGTGGTGACTCGCGTTCGTGACGCTCATACGCGAGACAGAACAGCGGGGAGGTTAGGCGTTCGGCTAGTCGGTGCCTTCAAGCGCGTCCCTAATCCGATGTAACTCTACTTCGGAGGGGTCGGCAGCGCCGACAGTCACGTGCATCGGGCGGAGTTGGCGGGCTACATCTTGCGCCTTCTCTTTCTCCCCCATACGGTAGTAGAGGTCAACATCGACGTGGCGGTAGTCTGGCGAGAGGTCCACATCATCTACGTGTTGCCACACGTCCCAGTCGGGTTGGTCCGATTCCGGGCTATTGAACGGCCAAATCATGAGTTTACCTGTTCAACCATCAACGACGCGAGCAAATCGCCCACGTCGTCCGTGGCGATGTGACAGTCTTCCGCGTTTATTTGAACCTTGCCCACGTCCTCGGGGTCGCGTAGGTTTTCCGGTTCTATGTTAATCGTTATCTCTCGCGTCGGCACTTCCACACCGTTGATTGTTAGTTCGTATTTCGTCATTCGACCACCTCAAACATATCCCCGACTATATCCGCCGGGGCCTTGTGCGCACTGTAGGCGTGTGTCTTCCTCTCGGCCGCTGTGACCGTCGCGCCGCAATGCGTACACTCGTAAGTGTCCGCGCTGTCGCCGTCGTCTGACGGCCGTGTGTCACCCTCAGAAAGCAACAGGCGAATCTGTTGCAGTTCGCTCATGATTTGGGCCAGTATCACTTTCTCCGACACGTCGTCCCACTCGTCTTCATAGTCGTCAGTCATAGGACTGCCCCCACGACAACCGACAGCGACAGGGCGATGAACCCGAGAAACAGGACTTGTAGGAACGGGCCAAGTTGCGCGAACCAGCCGCGTTTCGTTCGTTGTGGATACGCCACCGGGCCGGACTCTCGGCAGTATTCACACGCCCACCCCATCGTGTAGTCTCGAAACTCCAGTTCGTCGCCTTTGTGGGTCCACGTATCTGTTCGGACGTAATCGCCGATAACGAACCGCTTTGCTTCGGATTTCAAGATTTCACTGTCGCAACTGTCACACGTAACCGTCTCATACTCCACTTCTCCGTGTGCCGTCGCCGCTTTGTTCTTACTCATGGTCTAACACCACCACTTCAACCTGTGCGTTTGCGTACTCCGTGCCGAGATACACCCGGCCGCGTTCATCTGCCGGCCGTTTCTGTACGTCGTCGGGGTCAATTTCGACTTTCACACACGCTTGTTTGTGGGCGCGGGTTATAAAAACTGTGGGCGAAAGTTCGGGCCTTTGCCCACGTCAGAGGTCCAGTCCGTGATTGTTGAGCCACGGCCCCATTCGTTCGGCCGCCGGCTTGAGAAACGGCTGAGCGTCCACACCTTCGGCCGGTATCTTCTGTGTAGCAACCCACACACCAAAGCCGGGGTCTTTCCCGATACGTTCCGCCCATCGCTTGAGCGGTTCAATCGGCGGTGTGTGTCCTGGCTTCGTCCCCTCTTCCATCGGCCGCGCCTGTCGCGCTTGATACCCAAACACCACGTCTTCCCCTCGGAACTCCGGCGGAAACCCGGACTGTTGCAGCGTGCCCGTGTCAACAGGGACGTGCTCTTGTGACACCGAGAAGCCCAACTTCGCGGCGTCTTTCACCCGGTCCCGATGAGCCTGTAACACGTCGTCGGCCGATACGTCAATCCGGGCGTTCACTTCGGCACTGAGCATGGCTCAGTAGGTTCTCACCGCACTAATTGAGGAATCTTCCCAGACATATCGGAGTGCCGTCTTGCCGTAGCGAGTGAGCGATAGGTAGTCCTCGACACCGCCGGACTGATAGGACACACTGCCACCTTCGCCGCTTTCAGACTGTGCTTCTCCACCTTCGGCAAGCTCCATTTTGTGCGCCGATAAGTTGAGAGTGAAATACTCGGCGTCCCCGTCCAGCGTCGGCAGTCGGCTCATGCGGTCACTATACAGGGTGTCCCGTTCCGATATGGCCGACCGGATCGCTTCGGACTTACGCCCACGAGAGAGTTGCGTCCAGCCCGTCGACGAGAGGTTTTCAACTTGTGCGATTATGTCGTCTTGCTCTTGGGTACTCGCCGCGTCCCACTCGCTCTTTGAGAGTTCGTCTATGGATGGGTCCGGCATAGTTACATATCAGCGTAGTCCGACAAACTTCTTTGCCTGCAAAAATACGATTTTATCTCCAGCATGATACTACGTCCCGTGATTTCGTCTGTGTCGGCCGCGCCCGCCAGTCTGCGTTTGAAGTGCTGGTCAAACCTAGAGAACTGTTCATGCGTGAAAATCATCTGTTCGGACTCGCCGCGTTCTATGGCCGTCTCTTGGACCAACTGAAGGGACGGCGGGGCACCTTGGGCGCTCATGCGGTTAGCACCTCATATGTCTCATAGAAAATACCGGCATCGCACGGGTAGAGTTCGCCCTCTACGCCCTCTATGAGTATGTCGCCTTGGTCCCCCCGCATGGTCCCCTCAAGCGTCTCAACTTCAAACGGCGCGGGCATCGGGGTAGCGTTCACAACTACTGGCTTCTTTCTCGCGTCGTGCCACGCCAAGTTTTCGGGGTCAATCTCTTGCCCGTCCATCCTCACCGTTCTCCCGTCGCTCATGAGTCACCACCCGTAATGAGGTCATGGGCGCTTTTGAGATAGATTCCTACTCCAACTATAACGACGAACCATTCAAGCCCGCTCATACGTCAACCCGTTCCTTCCCTTCCAGAGACTCGCGGATGTCCTCGGCCTTGCTCTTGCCGTTAACCTCATCGGTGGGATGTGCGGCCGCGAGTGACTGCAACTCTCGGCCGTCCAGTCGCTCAAGTTCTTGGGCCGAATAGGAGTCGTCAACAAACTCGTCGTCACTGTCGGGGATTAGTGCGCGGGACCATGTGGGTGGGTTGGCCGACATGATTAGCGGTCCTTCAGATTGCGCACGTCCGTCCCGTTAATCCCGAATAGGTCAAGCGGCCGGTCCCACGTGTACGTCCGGGGATTGTCCGATCCATCAATCTGTGCCGTGCCCAAGTCGTACTTCGTTATCTCCGTATCGGAGAATAGGGACAGGCTACTGTCAAAGGCTTGTTCTCTCGCCCGTTGCCTCTCGCGGTGCCACTCGGCGTCAACGGCCCGCGCTCCGGGGGAACGACGAAACTGCATATGCGGCTATATGTTCGCTTTGAACAAAGGCTTATGGGTCTGTAGAAGGTGGCCCTTACTCCTACGGGCCTACCAACTTTCCTCCCAATTGAACGCGAGTGCCGAGATATTGCCGCCCGTCGCCGATGTGGTCCGGGCGAACATGGTAAAGGGCTTTGTCCGCTTCAACTCTAAGTCAATGTCGTCAAAGCCGCCAAGAGTGGTTTTTGACCCCGTGCCGCCCTCTATGAGTGTCTGATACCTGTGATACCCATCGCCGATTGCGCCAGTCGGCGTTTTGTCTATCTCTATGGCCGTCTCTCCGGCGTCAATGTTGGCTGGGGTGGCATAATCGCCGTCGGTTGTGCTCCCAGCGTCACTTCGGAACTGGATAAACAGGTCAGTGTCGGCTTTTAAGTTCAGTGAGAACACGCCCACGTCGATACTTTCAAACGCCGCTTTCTGGCGAATGGTGACAACCGGAACCCACGTCGTGCCCGACAGCGCTACGCTTGTGAGTGTGTCGCCCTTAACCCGCCGGGACTCGGTGAAGTTCCCCCGGACAGTTGCTTGCCGGTCGGCCACAAACACGTCTAAGTCACTGGCGTCGGGATTGTCCACCTCAACACGCAGCGGGAGGTTCTGTTGCGAGAGGGTTGTTGAACCGTCCACAGACAGGTTATGCACCTGTTTGTTGACTAACTCCCGGCTGCCTTCGTCCCGGTCAAACAACTCAAAGCCGACAGAGCCAAAGTTGTATAGCGCCAGTATCTCTCGCGTGATAGCGCCGTTTTTCAATGCCTGTTCAGCATCAATATTGGCTTGTTCGTTCCAGCCGTCCTCGTAGATTTTTCCCTGTCGGTTTCCGTTTCGGATTGCCTCAACGAACACGCCGGTAGCGTCCCAGCCAAAATACGCCCCATTAGTTCCGTTCCAATAACCCCACCTGATTTCTTGACTTCCCGTTGGGGCCGTGGGTATCTGTAGGGCAATCCCGATTTCGCCGATATATCCCGGCGTATATTGGAGTTGCTCAACCGTCTCCAGAGACTCGGTGCTTGCGTTGGCCCGGATTCGGAACACACTGTCGGCGTCAATGCGCGTCACGCCCGCCGTTGCATTGTCGACCTGTTCTGAGAGTGGATACTCGGCAGATACGTCTATCCGGTTATCACGGTCAACCGTTGTGAGGTCCCCGTAGGGCGTTCCGCTGTTTTCAAGCGTCTTTGTCTGTCGGTATTCAAGGTCGTTGTTGGTCGTCATTACTCGCCACCGAACCGGCGGCGTTGAGTCGTCACGGTGAGCGTCCCACTCGTTGGGTCCCCGCCGGGGGAAAGTGTGAACCGAACACACGACCACGGCACGTTATCGGCGTCTGAAAAGAACTCGCTGGCCCCCGATGCAACCCCAACAGCGTCGGCAATCCCCGCGCCGGAGATTGACTTGTTAAAGTTGGGGTCGTCGGCCGTTGTCACTTCGGCCGTGACGGTCACACTCACGTCAAAGCCGTTATTGACGGCCGTCACCCATTTGACCAGCTTGGTAATGTCTTCGTCTATGGCGAAGGGTTCCGTGGTGATGTCTTCGCCCGCGTTCTCCGTGTTATCAACAGTCTCGACAGTAGGCATACGCGAGGCTATGCGACAGGGTGCAAAAAAGAAGTGCTTACTGCCGGTGTTCGGTTACGTCGGCTGGTCAATGACCCCAGCAGAACGGGCTTGACTGTAGTCTTGGTCAACCCACAGCCTGGCATTGACGCCAGTGAGGTCACGAATCGGGTCGTCGTAGTCCTTGACTTCGATGTCCTGCCCGTTCGTCGCGTAGAGGAACAGGTGGTTATGCTCCGTGTTAAGCTGGAGGCACCCGATACCGTCCGAGACGGCCGCCCCGTTCTCGTCGGTGAACTCCCACGTGTTCGCACCGCCGGAACCACCGACGTTGCGGCCGTCGGAGTCGTAGGAACTGAGCGAACCGGCCACGTGCTCCATGTCCAGCAGCGGGTCAAACGCCCGTTCTCGGACAATCTCGTCAGAACCGGAACGGTTGGCGAACCGGAGTGCGTCGTTGCCGAACACTTCGGTTCGGAAGCCCGGCGTCGTGACGAACGTGTTGGGCAGGAAGTCGTCGCGGTCAATCTGCCCGTAGAGCTTGTTGAGCGAGTCGTAGCCCGGATTGTCCGTGGTGCTGTCGAACTCCACGGTCTTGCCGTTGGCAACAGCGCCGTCAACGGCGTTCGTAAGCCACACCTCATTAATCGAGTTCTCGACGCGACGGCCCACGTCCTGAATCATCCGCTCTATCATGTCAACCATGGAGTGGTCAACCATTTCCTCAGTGACGCGCGAACCGGCACTGACCTTGGTGGTGTCCCACTCAACAGTCGTGAACTGTTCGCCGTCGTCACGGATTTCGGCACCTTCGGCGGTGCGTTGGCCCGAACGGTCGTCTTCGGCAATCGGCACGTCGCCCTTCTTGGTGTCCGTGTTGATGACGTTGGACACGTCGCGGGCAATCTGCCGACGGCGCGAACCCTCCATGACCGTTTCAAGAAGTTGCTCACGGAACAACACGTCAACTTCTTCGTTCGTGGAAGAGGCAAACAGCATCCGCTTGATAGAGTCGTCAAGCGGAGCGCCGAGTGCCTTCCCGCCGTCAATCTCTTCGGGCTTGGCGGCCGCGAGCGTCTTGCTGTTGGCGTCGTTGCTGGCCGCGTAGTCCGACAGGAAACGGTGGCGTTCACTGCCCTTCTCGGCTACGACGGTGCGCTGTTTTTCGTTCTCGGCGTCACGTTGGGGGTGACGCGAGAGGATACGGTACGACGAACTGTCCTTGCTGGACGGCCATGCACGGGCAAAGTCCTCCCGAGAGGCACCGGCTTCCATCCCGGCGAGAAGTAGGCCCTTGAGCCGCCAGTTGCCGCCCTGTGAGTGCTGACTGAGTGTCCGCCGTGCGTCAAGTGAGGTAGTCATTATGCAGTGGCCCCCTGGACCGTGAAGATGTATCCTTCAGCAACTTCGCCCGAAGCCGCGCCGTCCTGAACGAGGATGACGCCCGCGCTTCCGGTGCTCGTTGCAACCGTCTCGAACGTGCCGAGTCCGTCGGGTAGGAGTTCTTCGTTGGCCGTGACGGCTTCGGACACTTCAACCCGAACCTCACAGTCGTCCCCGGCAATCGCAACCTCTTCTCCGCTCGCAACGTCGTAGAGGTTGACACCAAGGAACTCGCCCTCTCCGGCCGAGCTTGCCGATACTTCGTAATCCCCGCTAAGGTAGACGGGTTCGCCGGCCGAAAGCGCCTCGGCCGCCGTATAGCCCCGGATTTCCTCGCCGGAAATCAGGACTTCAACGTCAAAGGTGTGTTCACCCTGAGTTTCTGTAGCCATGCTTCTGACACAGACTTACCCTCAAGCCCACTTTAAGAGTTTCCTACTGCCGGGTAAAAACAGGCTACGTTATGCGAGTTTTAGGCCCGGACCGTACCGGTCCCACGCGAACGGCACACATATTAAGACGATTGCAGTGAGCCAACAGGCAACGGCGGCCGGGCTATTGAACGCCCATCCGTTAACTGTGGGAAGCCACACCGGTACGAAAGCGGCCACCGTCATGGCTTGCGCAGCCCGATATGTGAACTTCATTGTTGAGACACAACCCCCAACTCTTCCAGTTGCTCACGCGAGTATTCGGGATAACTCCCGTCGTCGATGCACTTCCGGCATGAGAACCCGTCTACCTCGAGCGGGTTGCAGATGTGCGCTCGGTGGCCGCACGGGAAGAGCGTCAGGCCGTCGTAGTACTCTTGCAGGTGTGCCTTTGCCCCGTCGTTCCATTCCCACTGGTTGATTACGTCTCTGTCGGGCGCGTCTCTATACTCCCGATCCCGTGTGAGTACCGTCTCCCCACACCGACGGATTGCCCCGTTCTTGCGTAGGAGTTTCACGGCGTCAATCACGTCGGCGTCTACGTCCCGAACGGTCCACTGGCCCGACAGTGTGAGCAAGGGCGCTATGTCTTCTATTCGGGCTTGCAGCTTAACGCGCTGGTTGTTGTTGAGTCGGGACTGTTCGGCTTCGCTACTCATGGGTCACGCTTGCGCACTGTGTTGATTGTCTTGCACTCTTTACAGCGGAGGTGCTTGCCGTTGCCGTCGCTCACCTGTTGGGTGGTCATGGGGATATGCACCTCTATGTCTCGGCCACAGTCTCGACAGACGCCCGCGTATCGGACGGTGGTCATGGCTTTAGCCATTGTTTCGCCCCGTGTCAAGTTCGTCTGAGCACTCGTCGCACACGAATATCCACCCGACCGACTGCCCGCCGAGTTTGACCGCTATCTTCGTGGTTGCGTCCGTCTCTTCGCAGTTCTGGCACTCGTCGGCGTCTTCAACACTATAGGGCATTACTCAGAACCCTCTTGCACCTTGATGATGATTTCAACCAGTTCGTCCTTCTTGAACGTCGGTTCTCCCCGCAAGTCCTGCCCCGTGATTTCTCGCAGGTGGTCGGCTATCTGTGTGCGGTCCATCGCTCCGGCCAGATAATTCACGCGAGCGTTAATGTCCCACTCGTCAAACCCATCCGGCACGTCCACGTCACGGTATGTCTGTGGCTTTGCCATTGCGAGCGTAACCACTACCTAACGGCTAATAAAGACTTTGGAAAGTGGCGTTAAGGTTCCGTTATCGGCTCATAGAGCCAGTGGCGGGATCGTATGAGACACCGCTATCGGCGTCCGAATAGTCTACGTCGGTGTTACCCTCTGCGAGCGTCTTGGGTTCCTTGCCCGCGTTTTCGAGTTCGGACAGTCGCCGGTCCAGTTCCTCTTTGGCGTCTTCAAGCTCTTCGACAGTCTCGGCGGCCGCGAGTTCCTGGCCCTTGGCGTCGGACAGTTCGGCGTCCACGTCGTCGGCGGTCATGGCTTGGGCAACAGCGTCCTCAAGGTCCTCCAGTCGGCTGGAGAGGTTCGCCATTTGCTCCCGCATGGCGTCCATGTCGTCGCCGTCCCCATCTTCGCCGTCTTCCATCTCTGTCTCGTCCTCTTCGTCGTCTTCGTCGTCTTCGTAATCGCCCATCTCCGTTTCCTCGCCCTCACCCTCACCGTCGCCACCGTCGCCCTCAAGGTCGCTCATGAGGTCTTCGTGTAGGTCTTCGGCCATGTCCATGACTTCGCCGTCGTCCAGCTCGCCAACGTCGAAGCCGAACATTTCGAGTGTTTCGCGCACTTCGTCGGCGTCTTCCAGCGTTAGGTTCTCCGCAACACCTTCGAGTAGCTTGTTACGCATACTGTCGGCTTTGCGGGTCAGAACCTTAGCCTTGGGGCTACTGCCGTCCGACATGGCGATAGGTCGGCGGGCGGCTTCTTTCGCAAAGTTCACAGATTTTGAAGCGGGGTCCATGACCATAGCCACGCCCGTCAGTAGCCCGCCGTCCACGCGGGGCATATCTCGGTCTGGATCGTGCGATTGCTGCAAGCCACGGGCCGGGATTTCTACGGACGGGCCACCGAACCCGACCGCGCCCTGATTCTCTAGCGTGCTCTTCAAGTTCTCGTCTGCGAACTGCCCCGCGCCCTTCGACGTATCAAACACGATGTCCCCGAATAGGTTGCCGTCGTCGTCAGTGTCCATCGTCTTCGGGTCGACGTGGCCCGCAACACTCGGCTCATGAGCCTCCCACGCCTCTACGTCCAAGTCGTGCATGATGTTGACCGGCGGGCCGTCGTGTTCGGACTCGTCATAGTCGGCCTGGAGTGAGGCAATCCCGTCCGGTGGGTAATACGTGGCCGTTTCACTGCCCGCGTCGGCCCACACGCCCGGACTGAGCAACTTGAGCGATTTGTACCGAACCGTGTCGCCCCCTTCGTCCACGCGCTCTATAGGCTCCGTCTCAAGGCTCTTGAGCGTCAGATGCATCGGCGTCTGGTCGTCCATGTGCCAGAGAAGAGTCTACGGCGTGGTTAGTGTTTGGCTACGTCAGAAGGGCAAGCAATCCCCGACCGTTCTCAGGTTGCCGGGGCCTGTGTTTTCGCCAGCGTGGAAAGAGGCAACCTTGCTTCCGCGCCTATTAGACACCGGTATCCATCCGGCCACGGAGGATTGACTACCTTCGGCGGGGTGTGCAGTTACGCGCTGGCAAATAGCAGGGGCGGGAATCGAACCCGCAAGTTGCTTCTTTGAACGGGTGGCCACCCATACGAGCGTCACTCCTAATGAGGGAGCCGACTCACCAACTGGTCTGCCCTGCCTGTATGCTACATGGCGGGCTATTGCATCTTATAACTACTTGTTGAAGGGAAACAGACGACGTGAAAAGCGCCGTCTGACACACGGTTGGCAGTGGTCACACACGCACGCACCGGCCTTTCACGCCCGTATTATGAGGCGTGTTGAACTCATCACGCCCGGTCGCTTATGCCCGGTCCTATGCGGGTGTACCTCACAGTAAGGACCGCCTACACTTTACACTACTGTTGCGAGCGTTGGAGGAAGATAGCCGCCTGCCGGTCGTCCCCGGCCTCGGCCGCGTCTATGGCCTTCTTGACGAGTGGGGGCTGGTCAAACTCGTGTTCGTTGATGATTGACAGCAGTTCGTCGGCCGTTGCATCGCCCACACCGTCTACGTCTTTGAACTTGTCTTCAAGACTCATACAGACGAATACACCTCATCAAACAAGTCGTCTTCGCAACCTAAGTGATGCACCTGCCCGGCTTCGGGGCCGTACACCGGGGCCTTTGGGTCAAACTTTCCGTACTCGTCGGGGGTAGGTTCGCCACACACGCGGCATTTGTCGGTCATGGTTACAGTGGGTGGCCGTCGGGCTTCCCGTTTTCCCAATATTGAACCCACTCCGAATCTGAGCGTTCGGGATTGTACACAACAGTTGAGTCACTGAGCTTGGTCAGTTTGATAGTCTCTTGCCCGGTCATGGTTGCGAGTCGGTGGGCGGACTTGGCCGCTCGGATTAGTGGCTCTTCGTCCAGCATGACAGACAGTGACTCGCCCTGAGTGATAGTGGTATGGCTACAACGTGGCTTGCGTGGTTGTCGAGTCCGGCCGCGTCAGTATGCCCTTTCGGTCCAACACGCTTAGGAGCGCGTCGTTGCACTCTCCGAAGATACCGACGGCCGTATTGAACGACGGACTGCCGCTTGCCACGTACCAATCTCGCCCCTCAAGCCAGCAGATGTATTCAGCCTGTCCAAACCAGTTCTGAAACCACTGTGTGCTTGTGTCCACCGGGGCGAGTGCAACCACCGTATCAGCGTTGCCCGCGTTTACCTCATTGACGGCCTTGCGATACCACTCCGTTTTGTTGCTAAACGGTGGGTTGAGCCACACAGTGCCGGGCCAGTCGTGTGATAGGCCGTCGTCGTCTTTCGTGTAAACCGTCTCTGCGATATGTTCGGACTACGCCCCACTCGCGGGGTCAAGGTCAAAGCCACCGAGTGCGTCAGATAGCGGCCGCCACAGTTCGGGCTTTGTGGCGTAACTGTCCTCCGTGTCACTCATGTCCGTTTCATACAGCGTCATGAGAATAGGTCACACCATCGGGATGTAAGCCTGTCCCTACGGCCTACAAGTCCTGCCAGTTCGGGGGCGCTTGAGCAAACGTGGAGCGTTCGTTAATGTGAACGACCCAACTATCCGGCCGGGCCATGTTCTTGCTCATGTCGTCGTCGTGTTGCCACGCTTCATTCACCATGTCCCGTAACTCTTCCGTCGGGACAGGTTCGCCGCCGTGGAAGGGGTTAGTCTGTTCTATCAACCACTCGCAAGCGTCTGTCTGTCGCTCACTGCCGGGTTCCGCGCCGGTCCAGTAGAACAGGCCGTCGGCGTCCCCGCGCTCTTCGTAGCCCATTTCTCGGGCCTTGTTGAGAACCGCACTACTTTCAGTCCGCGCTATCCGTTCGGCCGCGTCACGGTCTAAGTCAGACTCGAACTCTAACAGGCCGTCGGTGATACTGTCAAGCGTGAAATCATCGTTGCCGAGTTCGTCCGCGAAGGTCTGTCGGAGGTTCTGTAGTTTGCTACTCGGCACGTCGTCGAACTCGGAGAACATCGACCCCGACATGATGGACCGGCGAATGCGCTCTAAGACGAACTCCGGCGTGCCACTCGACGAGAACGACACTAACGTTCGGGAGGGGTCGCTGTCCGGGTTAGTGACGCCACGGTACATTTCCAAGAGCGGTTGGTCCCACTCCGGGGCGTGTTGCAGTTCCTGGTCCGTGACGCCCTCCCCAAGACAGCGGTGGCTATTTCCCTTACCGTGCCTCCCGTCGGAGAGTTCGGCCGCCGCGAGTGTTCGCACTTCGCTTTGGGCCACCTTTTGCGCGTCGTCTATCGTGGCGTAATCGGACACGTGCGGGCCGTCGAGCCGTTCCTCTTCGGGCCATGCGTCAATATTCCAGTCAACGTAAACGCCGCTGTTGGGGAACTCCACGCCGACACCAAGGCGCTCACCCGTCGCAAAGTCGTCTTGCTCTTCTGTAGCGACCAACTCGAATAGTTCGGCGTCAAAGTCTTCTTGCAGTGTCCGGGCGCGGGATTCGGACAGGCCACGGTTGTCGAGTTCTTGCTTGAGCGAGTCTGAGAACATCCCACCAAACGGCCCGTCGTCGCTACTGCCCTCTTCCTCCGCTTTCTCTATGTCGGCCGGCGAGCGGTAGGAGTCGGCCACCTCATCGTCTTCCGGCGCGGGCATATCCAGTCGTTTGGCCACCTGTTCGTTCGTCATGTACTCCCCGATTTGCGTAATCACGTCGGCCATGTCCCCGATGTCTTCGAGCGGGTCCCTGATTTCTACCCGAACGTCGGCGGTGTGGTCAAACGGCGAGTAGTCCTTAATCACCGGCCGCATGACCTTCAAGACGAACTGGTTGCTAAAGGACCGCTGGTTAGCCTTGATTGCGAGCTTCAACAGACTAAAGCGGAGTTCGGCCGGCTTCCCACTCCCCAGGCCGTCGGCCCCGACGTTCCCGGCTTCGAGGGGCAAGCCAAGAGCCGTCGTCAAGTTCCGCATATCCATTTCGTGAATCGCCTGATAGTCAAACTGGTGGGCTTCCAGCGTCTCTACGTCAACATCTTGCCCGGTGAAATACGCCGTGTTGGCGTCTGATGTCCGTGGGTCGAAGATGGTCCGAACCCGGCGAAGGTCGTTATCCCGAACGGGAGCGCCGTCCTCCTTGCCAACCTTCACGTGTCTCTGCGGGAAGCCGTGGAGTTCTATCGCCTGGTTGATAGCCGCCTCATTGTTCTTGAACGCCTGTATCTCGTCTTTGTTGCGGAGTACTTCGCTAATCCCGGTCTTGTCCCGTGCGCTGGCCTTGTTGATAACTATGTGCCACAAGTCCTCGGCGGGCGACGTCTGTTCGGCATACCCACCACTTGGTTGTTTGGTCCGTTGGTGCCATGCGACCACTTCGCCTTTCTTGTTTTCCTGGGGTAGGAGCGTCCAGGGTTCGGCCGGCAAGGCTTCTTTGAACTCGCCCGTGACTGTCTCTTGCAGCTCACCCACGGCGTAGGGATACCACAGTGCATCGCCGCCAAGGTCCAAGACGAGAAGGTCAAGGTGTGGGAACTGGTTTTCAAGCCATTCGGAGAGGGTCATTGGTTCGCCGTCGACGACTTGCTCGGTGTCTTCGTCGTCTTCAACGTGTATCTCTGCCCCCTCTCCGAAATTCAGCAGGGCTTTGTAGTCCATGAGTTGCGCAACCTGCCCGCCACTGTCGCGCATATCCTTGATGTTCCGCAGGTCTTCGTAGGACAGGTCTTGGCCGCCGAAAGAGTGCTTGTGACCACCGCCGCGACTGTCGACGTTCGTCTCTGGCGTGCTACTGGCGAGTCGCTTCCCGAGTGCCTCGGATACGGGTGTGTCGGTGCTCGCTATGCGGACCTTCCGGTTGCCGAGTCGGAGGGAATAGTCCGGCATTTAGTCGTCCTCCGACGGCGTGATTTCCAGGCCGACGGGCCACTCTTCGCGGGCGATTCGGTATAGGACTGCGAGCGCGGTAACGACGAGTAAGAGGCGTTCGGCAGGTGAGACGTTCATACACCCACGTAAAATAGGCAGAACCTAAAGCGTAGGGCTATCCTACGATGTCCCAATTCCCACACTCGGGACAGGACTGTTTGACGCTACCCGACGGCATGGTCATGTTTCGGAACTCGGCACCACAACACGGCGTCCCGCTGTCGTGTGTCTCTTTGAATCGGCCCTGTCCATCTCTCGGCATGAAAGCGGATGGGTTCATGTTGTAGGATACGGACGTTTATCCGTGTTGGTGTTCATCGTTCGCACCTCGTACACTCGTCGCAGAACCACAGTTCTACGTCGCCGTCGTAGCCCGTCACCGTTTCACTACTGGCCGGTGGTCCCTGCTGTTGTTCGCCGCATTCCTCGCAGTGCCACGGTTCGCCGCTCATCGACGAACCTCCACGGGATTTTTACAGTGAATCGTCGCGCCCGTCTCCCGCTCCGTGACGACGATCCCGTAGTACCCACTGCCGTCTTTGACGTAAGTGTCCAACCGTGGGGCGTGGCCCGACGGGACCGGGATGTGTTCTTGCTCGCTCATCGCTGTAGTTCCTCCAGCGTGCGTTTCATGGACTGGATAGACTCAGTGTTCTCTTTGACGGCCATGCTCAAGCCGTCGAGCCGGTCGGCCACGTCGGCGGGGCGGTCGCCGTCGTGCAAACACTGTTGCTCAAGATAGTGCGGCCAACTCTGTTGGTCGTCTTTGTCGTCGTCCATCGCCAGAAAGAGGTTTTCTGGCACTTTCAGGTTCTTTCTTGCCATGCGTACTACGTTTGTACCCCTTGGCTAATAAGCGTATCCCTTCCGTCTTACACTGCCCCTATTCCCGGCCGTAGAGGTCCAGCGTGTGCGAGTCGTCCGATACCTCACGGACGTAATGACTCTCGCACCCACTACAGAACCACGATGGGGACGAACCGCCGTCAAACGCCGCCCTCTCTGGGTCATGCGTAGCCGACTCCACACAGGCCGCGTTACACTCGGGACAGACGTGTGCCTCTCTCTCGACGCCCAGGAACTGTGTGAACTCGCGGACTGTCTCGCGGCCGGACTCCACGGCGTCGGATAGCCACCCGCCCTCGCTATCGCTCATGCGTGCCTCCGTTCGTCATGAACAGCAAGCTCGCTTAGGCCCGTGGCTTCATAGCCACACTCGCAGATAAACACCTGCTGGCCGTCGCGTAGGACTGCCGAGTAATCCGCGTCCCAGTCGCTCATGGCTACATATCCCGCCCGTAGATGTCTAAGCCTTCGCCCTTCCCGTTCGTCCCGAACGTCACGTCGTCCAGGGCTTGAGCCACTGCGTCAAGCTGGTCCACCTTCCCGCCGGGAAAGCCCGCCCACTCCGTTCGGAAGTCCGACCAGTCCATGTCTCGCGGCAGGTCCGACCAGCCGAGTAGTTTTACCTGCCCGTTGGAGAAGGGCACAGACAGCCCGATGATACGGTCCTCCTTGGACGCTTGGGGCGTGTGGGGGACCGGCGTCAGTCCTTCGTCCTGTAAGTTGGCTTCGAACCACTGCTGGGCCTGAACGCGCTCATATTTGACACGATTAGTAGGCACCCAGTCAATCACGTCCTTAATCCACTGTGCGGCCTGTGACGGCGCTTGTCCACGTCGGCGGCGAACCTCACACAGATAGGCCAGCGGTTGGCGTGGGTGCTCTGCAACGACGCATAGCGCCCAATAGTCCGTATCGTTCTCGCGGGCCTTCGCGGCCGACATTTCCACGCCCAGGTCAACAGAGACGTGCCAGTTCCAGTATCCAGCGTCCCGTTCGTCCAAGACACTCGCCGGCTCACTACTAAGCATATCCAGCGTTAGGAGTGTCCCACCGCTCGCGGGGTCGGCCAGATACTCCTGCCGAAAGACGGATTCGGGCGTCGTCTCTTTGATACTGTCTAGCTCGCTATCGGGAATAAACGGCGAGTCGTAGCCCGTCGCGTGGAAACTCTGCCACTCGTCACGGCGTGGTTGGCCGTCGCCGTGTATCTGGTCGGCGTCGGCACCCATCACATACTGGTCGTAGAAGTGATTTTCACCGAGTGGTTTGCTGATTAGGACCGCGCCCCCGCCCGTGTCCAAGAGCATCGGCCGAAGGTCCTTGTCCCATATCTCTGGGTCGCTATAGGCCCACTCGTCGCCAACAATCAGGTCCACACCCTCCCCCTGCAAGCCCTTCGGATTGCCGTAGGAGAGAAATTCAAGTTCAAAGCCCGTAACGAGTGTAATCTTTGACGGGGACCACTCGCTACCTCGCGTGTTGTCCTCGTCGATTAGTCCCTCCGGCAACTTCTCTATAACCTTGTTATAGCCGTGCCTATAGGCCTGTCTGTAGGTCGGGGCGATGTGCCAGATTAGCCCGCCGTCGGGGTCGTCCGTCCCGAACGTGGATTGCAAGGGGCGAGTGGCATAATCCACCTCAATGGCCGTCGAGACTTCGTTTTTGCCGAACCGCCGGCCCATCATGCCCACACAAAAGCGGGCGTCAGACTCGAAGAGTTCCCGCTGTTTTTCGGACAGTTGCCACGTGAATTTGTACCGCTGGCTCATTCGTCCGGGGCTTCCGTGACTGTCACCACGTCGCTATCAACCTCTATGGCCCCGCCGTCTTCCCCGGTGAGTTCCTTGCGCTCGGTCTTCTTGTAGTCAAACGACGTGGACAGCAGAAACCGGGCGTGCTGGCCGTCCATCTCCCGGTGTGGCTCTTTGACGTTTTTCTGTTGGTGCAACGCCCCTTTGACAAGTTTCTGTTCGCCCTGAAACCTCGCACGCATGAAGGCTTCGCGGAAATCAGGGTGTGCGTCCACGTACCGCCGGAGTTCGTCAGGCCCGACACCGGCCGCCCGACCACACCCGGACTTACTCAGGCCCATGCGAGCGGCTTTGAGGATGTCCGCATGGTCCTCTTCAGAAATGGAGAAGTCCCGGCCGACAGACACGCCCTTACCGTCGGGGTTGTGTGCGTCTATGTGACAGCGGCCGTTATCCCCGGCCGGGTGTTGGCACGGTGTGTCGGCGGCCGTTGGATAGCCGCACTGGTCGGCGTCGTCTTCCATGACCCCACGTAGGGCGTCCCTACCCGTAAGCCTACGGGTCTAAATGACTGTGCCGTCCGACCAGCAAACCCACCCATCACGGGACAGGGCCGTTGCCCTGTTAAACTCATCTTGAAACGGGTGCTCCGACGGCCACACACCAACCAGAGACACCGGCTTGAACGCTCGCAAGAACAGGGATTGCCGAACGACGCCCTCGGCGTGGTCTTGCAGTCGGTCGTACACCTGTCCCGAAGCGCCGACGTAACACACACTGGAAGCATCTGCGAGTCGGGCCATGTACTCCGACGGCGGGAGTTCGTCGACGTGCTCGCGGAACGCTCGGGCCACACTCCCCGACGTGTCCGGTGTCTCTACCTGCAACGCATAGGTGCCCGGTCCTTGCGAGTTGTCGAGTAGCCCGCGCTGGTCTAACGATTCGTGTAAGCGTGTCGGTGATAGTTTCTTGCTCATGGGTTAGTGGGTGAGTGGCCGCCGATGTCCTCCCGTGGAGCTGTACACGTCGGCCGTCATCGGCCCCGAGTCCATACCGCCAACTCCACGGTGTAAGGTCGGCGCTGGCTTGTTAGGGCCAGTAACGCCAGACTAACAATAAGCCTAAGCACGACACCAACATGACTCCGTAGCCCGACAGGACCAGTGCCGCCGTGGTCATGACCGTGCCTCTCGTCGCCGGAGTTCCTGATTGCAGTCCTCGCAGTAGCGTGGCCGTGTGCCGTAGGTGTGAGTAACGGCCGTCCCGCATCGTTGGCAGGTGGTTCGGTGTCGGTGTTGGGTCACGGTTGCACCTCACCAAGCGACAACTGCTGTCCGCCGCTATCGGAACGCGCATACTCGTCATTGTGATGGGCCAGATAGACGGCGCGGGCGAACCCTTGGGGCGTCTCTGCCCGTTTGTCTGACCTATCCTCTCCGGGCGGCATCTTGTGTATGCGGTCGTCGGCCTGGTCAACGGCCACGCCGTCGGACACGGGCATACGGAACCCGCCGCCAGTCCACAGGCAGGTTTTCTTGGTGTATCGTTCGTCCCGCTCGGTGTAACTATCGTACTGATACGGGTCAAACGTATAGTCCGGCTTCCGCCAGTGAGTCGAAAGAACCGACACCGGGTTTTCTATCATCCACGGAGAACCGAGTTCGGCCAGTATCTCTCGGGTAGCGCCCACCTTGTCGATAGCGTCGGCCAAGACTCGAAGGCCCTTATCTTGGAAGTGTCTCGCGCCACTGACGGCGAGGTCCGTACACGGCGGGAATCCGAACCCGGCCGCGTAGTCGACGGCCGGCGGTTCGTACCCCCGAACGTCGGCCGGAACGTAGATGATTGCGCCGTTGCCCACGTTCTCGACAGATACGCCCCTGTGTTGCAGGTCAACAGCGTGGCAGATGTAGCCAGCCCGTTCCCAGGGCCGGACCATGTTGCCCGTGCGGTCACACAGGCTCAAGACGTGCGTGCCGTTCATACCACGCCCACCTTGCCGGGGTGATAGTTGCGGATATGCTCACGGAGTGCGTGGCCGTCTTTGCAGTGGGTCAAACAGACGGGACAGGTCACGGGGAACCACCCGCTTCTAACCACTGGTCGGCCGTGGTCTGGACCGGCGCGTTTCCGTCAAGCGCCCGTTCGCAAGCGTCACGAATTGCCTTTGACAGTTCGTAGGGAACCAGTGAACGCTTGGAGTGGTCGGCGTCCATTGAGGCAACGGCGGATATGCCGTCGTCTTCCCCGTTTGCTTTGTGGCAATTCCGAGCGTATCCACAGTTCTTGTAGGTCATGGGCGGGTGTTCTCCCCACAGGTCGGTCGGCTTCATGTAGTCCCGGCCGTATTGACAATACGTGACGGTGGCTTCTGGATGTCCAAGCACCCACCGCATACGGCCGCGCGGGTTCTCGACGAACCAATAGTCCGGCGCGAGTGCTTGGATTAGGCCCCATGTGTGGTGAGCGAGTGCGACGTGTGCCCGTGACTTTGGGGCCGTTGGCTCTTTGGCGTCCATGTCCCACAGGTCATGATTGCCCGCCGGAGAGAACACCGTACACGGCGGGCTTGCGACCACGACGAGATAGTCGTACTTCCCGAGAAGGTCCAGCAGGTCCGCCGGCCGAAGGTCCATTACGTCGGCCACTAAGTCCGGGTTGAACTGGGGGTCTATCTCTACAGTGGTAACGTCCCACCGCTTCCCGGCACGGAACGCAGACGAGAAACCGCCGAGTCCGGCGAACAGGTCGAGCACGGCGTAGTTGCTCATTTGACCGGCCCTCCGTACTCGCGCCTGTTATACGACTGGACGTTAGCCTGTAACCGGTTTTCCTTGGTCGCTATCTCGTCTTGCACACTCTCCACCCACTCTTTGAGTTCCTGTTTATCTGTAATAAGGAAGTACCCATCCGCGCACTGCCCGATGGGTGGGCCTTTGGGATCGTCACGGAGTTCTGCGATGATGTCACGGACAGTCGTGGGCTTCAGTGGGACGTGTCCGGCCAAGGCCGCGCCCGATAGTGCCGAGTCCCGACCGACGGCGTGGCGCTCTAAGGCTTGCCTCACCCGACGGCGTGAGTCTCGAACCGTGCGAGCGTCACTGTCGGCGTAGCGTTCTGAGCGAGTCATTCGCGCACCTCGCTCAGTCGCCGGTTACACCAACCGATAAAATCCCCGTCGGGGTTCTCCCGGTCGGCTTCCGTCTTGATGCACTGCTTGAACGCCGCCGTGTCCTCGGGACCGTAGGGACTGCCGGCCGTCACGCTGTCGAGTCCGGCGTCGGTGAGTCCGTAGCGAACCTGTCCGTCGCCGTCAGTCCACCGGAACACGTCGCCCGACTCTATGGCGTCGTCCATCGCTTGCGTGCCCGCGCTCACCGACAGCGGGCCGTTGGCACAGACAACCGTGAACAGTGCCCCGGATTCTATCAACGGCGGTTGGGGGTCGCCCACGTTCTCGCGGATTGCGCTGCATATCTTTCTGACAGTCATGGCGTTTCGTACCTCCCCTGTCGCTCTATGACCGCACCACGCTCTTTGTAGTGGTCCAACGCATCCCGAATCCGTTGCTCATCAACGGACAGCATACGCGAGAGTTCGTCGGGGAGTAGCGGGCCGTCCCTGTTGAGTGTGTCAATCACTTCGGGCTTGAGTTGGTCGTACTTCCCACCCGAACCGTTGCTTTGGCGGGCGTCGAAGTTGTCCCCGTTCCAGTTTTGTTTGACCACCGCCCGGGCCAGTGCCTTCGCTCGCTCTACGTCTTCGTCAGTGACTTCCTCTCGAAGATGCACGCGGGCGAACGCTATGGAAAGTTTGGCGGCCGTCCCGAGTTCTCGGACAGTCGCCGGGACTGGCATATCCGCGCCTCCCTCCCCGTCCACGCCTTGCGTATGATTCAGTTGGCGAACTTCCGTTGCGTACCACTCTTTCAGCGTCTCGAATTGTTCGTATTTGAGAATCGGGTTCACTTCCTCCCGTGCGTACTGAATCCACGCCTGCCCCACGTCAATCGGGACCGGGCGGTCAAGCGTGTCAAAGTCTTCTCGCTCGCCGTACTCCGCCTGTTGTGCCTCAGTGTAGGACTGGCCGTAAGTCTCGGCTATCTTCGCGTCTTGCTCAGTGTCGGCCGTGTCCTGCATGGTGACTATCCCGTCAAAGCGGGACAGCAGGCTATCGGAGATGTCCAACTGGCTGGCGATTGAGTCGTTCGGGTTGAACCGGCCGTCTACCGGGTTCCCCATCGCCATGACTGCCGTGCGGGATTCGTAGGTGGCCGACTGTCCGGCCTTCTCCATGTCGACGACTTGCTCACCTTCGAGCGCGTCGTTCATGTCCGTGAGTTGGTCCGGTCCTTTGTCTATCTCGTCAAGCAACAGGTGGCCGCCGTTGGCCCGAACCAACAGACCGGGTTTGATTGTCCACTGGCCCTCTCCGAAGTCGTCTTTCACGGCCGCCGACGTGAGTCCCACACCCGAAGATAGCGCCGTCGTGGACTTGCTGATACACTTTGGGGAGTAGGCTTCAACGTCTTCCTTGAACGTCGATTTACCCATCCCGTAGTCACTGATAAGCAACAGGTGGAGGTCGCCCCGGTACGTCGGTCCCTGTTGCACGTCTATCCGGGGAGCGCCGAACAGATAGGCAACAGCGAACTCCATTGCCGCATCCCACGCCCCCGTGGTGTGGAGTTGTGGGGCGATACTCTCTGCGAACAGGTCAACCGCGTCGTCACGTTCGGCCAGTTCCGTGAACGTGTCCTTGTGCTCTGCGATGTCAACCGTTTCGTTATCCCGGTCAAACTCTATGGCCTTCGCTTGAAGTTGGTGGTCAAACAGCAGTTCGTTTTCTCCCCGGCCCGTCTTCTGGACTCGCTTGACGACACCGTACACCGTGACGGGTTCGCCCGCCCGGCCGACTAAGCCCGAGTCACCGCCCCAGTCTATCAAGTCGTTGAGTGCGTAGCCCGATAGTTTTCCCTCGGCGTTCTCTGCCGTGTCCGGCCGTGACTGGATTCGGAGCTTGGCGTAGTCCGACCACTGCGAATCATCGTGCGTGCTCAGTGTGGTAAACGGCCCTTGACGCTCACACCCACCGCATTCGTGTGGCTCTTGGAGTTCCCCGGCCGACGGGTCTTGTGGGATTATGGCCGGTGTCCCACACCGCTGGCACTCATAGACGAGCGTTTCAGGAAGGTCCGACGTGGTAGTGACACGCTCAAGCGTCCCCGTAACACCGATGTACTCCCCCGCTTGCTCTTTGCGAACTTCGCCGGGCGCGTAGCAGTGTTCGTCAATCATCCCGGTCAGACGAACCGTGACGCCCACAAGAGACACGTCAAGCGGGATGTCCACCATAGTAACCGCTTCCTCCATGAGCGGCAAGAGTTGGTCCGGGTTCTCCCGAACGTCGTCGGCAAGATTCGGGTCGTAACTCCAGAGGTCGGAGAAGTCCACCACCAGCGACGTGGTATCTCCGAACACCTGGGCCAACTGCGCGATTTCCTCACGATACCGCTCCGACAAGAACCGGACGAACAGGTCCCGTAGTTCCGTGTTTTGAGTCATTGAGTTAGTGTAGTGTGTAGTGTATAGTGTATGTATTACGCACTGTGTATGTACTATGTACTACTGTACTATCGGGCGTCCCCGTCCACATCTCGCCAGTCGTTTGGTTCGTGTGGCGCGGATAGTTTGAAAGCGTAATCTGGCACGTCGGGGTTTCTATCCTTCAGTTCCGCAATCACGGCAGTCGCGTCTAAGTCGTCGTCAACTCGGTTGGGGAATATCCGCCCACCGTCTAGTAAGACACCTTCAAGCGTGTCCGCGACAGTTTCAAACCTGTCGGACTGTTCCTCAAGCGACGAAATGCGTTCCTCCAGCCGGGCCGCCCGCGTCTCTTGGCTTTCTACCTCCGCGTCTATCTTGCGCCGTTCTCGACGGAGGTCGTCAAGTCGGTCCCGAACGGCCTCTAGTTCGGTCTTGGCGCGTTCAAGCTCCGAGTGTTCTTGCTTGGCGGCCGCGCCATACGCAATCTGTCGGTAAAGGTCCCGAACTTCCTCAGAGAGTTCGCCGCGCTCAGTGTTTCGTTTCGCGTCTTCGCGGAGTTGCCGCCGCATCTTGACACTGATACGCACTTCGTCGTCTTTGTCGCCAGTCACGCCGACCACTCTCCGGGGAGTGCCACGGCCGTCTTGATGGAAAACGTCCGGTCGTCACACCCACAGGTCATGAGTAGCCCGATACGGGTTTTCTTTTCCACTCGGATCGCCTCGTTGCACTCGCCGCAATGTAGGTTGTTCGTCATGGTCAGAACTCTCCCAGCGTAGCGTTCTCTTGCTGTTTCTGGTTAACTCGCAGCTCGGTCCAACAGTCCTCACAGAAAAACTGCCCATCGCCGGGGTCGCTCTCAGTGTAGAGTTCGTACTCGGTTCCCGAAGCGTCCCACACCGGGCCGTAAAAACTGCTGTTTATGCTATACGTCGTTTCGCAGTGAGGGCACTGTTCTAAACCAGCGTCCTCGTCAAATCCGTCGTCTATGTCGTAGTCGTCGGGTGTTGGTTCGTTAGTCATGGTTCGGTTCGCAGTTCCGCCAATACCCAACACTCAAGGTGTGGGGCGGCGTAGAAAGACCACGTCCCACGCGGTCTTTCTGCCGGGCGAACAACTGCGTAGATTCATCTAACGCTCTGTGTAGTAAATAACTTCCCCTCCAGCGTAGCACCCGCTTTCTCGCTCGTAAAGACATCCTACGCCAGAGAAGTGCGACTTAACTTGTGCTTATGGCTTAGATAGGCCTCCAATAATTAAGTGGTAAACGCGGGGCCGCTTCTGCCCATGATAGATGAGCTACCCCGCCGGACGAGAGCAACGTCTTTACTCTCGACTGCGATGGGTCGCTACTGACTGAGCGTTACTTTTGCTGTCAATGTCTGACGCCATGAGCGCACTCATGACCGACTCGGTTAGCCACTCGGGGGTTGGTACATCGCCCTCTTCCACGACGGCCACGCGGCGTGTGTGGTTGTCCTGTGCCCCTCTGTATGTTCCGCTGTCCGTGCGCTCCATTCGTTCTGGAACCCAAAAGTGCCACTCGCGGGTTCGCTTCCACCGGCCAGCGATGAGCGGGATTTGCCCGTAGGCATCGGCGTAGCGCTGGAGCGCCCGCACTTCGTCTTCGTTGACGTAGATGTATGTCTCGTCTTTGGCAACCGTCTTCGCTTCGATAGCGAAGCCCTTGCCGTTCTTGGCAATCGTCACGTCGGGTAAGTCGGCCGTCGTCCCACCGCCGGAACTCCCGGCCCGTTGTGCGTGCCACCCCGCCCCACGGAAGAGGTTGCATAACTCGCGTTCGTATGTGTCTCCGGTCATTGTTTTGCCGCTTCTATCCTATAGCGTTGGTAGAACTCGTAAGCCATTCCAGATGCGACAATAACACTGCCGAGCATTGACGCCCCGGCTAGCCCAACGCTGTGCGCGGCTGTTGAGCCTATCATAATAAGCCCCTCCCGCGAACAACATCCCAACGCCCTCACGGTCCATTTTGTCCTTGTCTTGACTGTCCATGATTATTCGTGTTCGTCCATACTCACGGCAAGGTCCATTACCTCGCTTCCGGTGTCTGTGAGTGCGTAGATGCGTCCCTTTCGTCGCGCTTCGGGCACCAGCAACTCAACAACTCCCTTCTCTTTGAGTTCCTGTAACGCCCGCGAAACGTGCGGGACCTTCTCGTCAACCGAGTCGGCAATTCCGGTCGGCGTGCCCGGCCCGTTCTCTAGCAAGTGCTCGCCCACAGCCACACGGTATTTGCTGGTGATTACTTCAGAAACGGTGCTAATCGTTTGTTCGTCTGCGGAATCTAATGATGCCACGACAGTACATTAGGCCGTCACTAAATAAAGCCATCGGACGGGTAAGCGGCCGATACGTGGTTAGTAACTGGCCGGCAGCACGCCGTACTTATCGCCGTCTTCCTGGCGCTCGGTCAGATGGGGTATCGGGTCGTCTGTCGAGGCTTCCGTATGAGCGTACACGTCCGTTGAACCGTCTGAGTTCTGGAATAGGTAGGCTTCGACTTGGTGGCCGTCGTCCATCGTCCAGACGACGTGAGCGGCCGTCAGTGGGTCGCCGTGCGTATCGGGCCGTCGCTTGATACTGTTGAGTAGGTGGAGTGACGCCCCGGCCGCCCGAAGGTCACGGACAACATCCCGGACGGGTTTGTCAACCGTGCGGATATACTCGGCGTCATCTCTCCCGTCCTTGTCGTTAATCAGGTGGAGCTTGCCCTTTGTGGCGAGATACACGACGGGGAACACACCGCGTTTGAAGCGGTGAATTGTGCGATACTCCGACCATGAGAGCCGGTCTTGATACATCCGAATCGCTTGCACGACGGCCGTGACGACGACCAGTAACTCGGAATTGTCGGTCAGTACCGTTACGATGTCTGGAAGCATAGACGGGCAGCGATACGCCCGACAGTCGCAAAAGAGTCCGGTAAGTGGTGGCTACTCGTCGTGTATTCGAGGTGCTACGCAATACTCCCCGTGCGCTCCCGTTTCGGTTTTGAAGTGGACAGACATAGGCACGCCGTCCCCAAGCATCAGCGTCGTTGACTCGGCGTAGCCCGCTTTCAGTCCCTTGACGATTGCCTCCACGTAGCCCATACTGAAGACAGTCGGTTCTACGGTCCCCACACCGTCGCCAAGCTCCAGGTCAACAGCCCGCGCTTGGGTGTCCGTGTTGCTCTTGAACGAAACGGTGTCTTTGCCCACCGAGATTTCCATGTTCTTGTTTGAACCGAACGACTGTATGATGTCTATGAGCGCCTGTGGCGGAACGTCGATAGCCACACGGTCAATGTCGAACTCGGGCCGCTCGCCCCGGATTGCATCGGGGTCAATCAGCTCCATTCGGCCGGTGACAGTCGCGCCCACGTCGGCATAGTCGCGCTCTACGGTCGTCTCTAGCGTGGCGTCGTCGGCGGTGAGCGTCACGGGGTCGTCCGTGCGTTTGCCATAGCGGGCGTCCGACAGTGCCCCACCGAACAGACTGCTGTTCATGCCGATGATTGTCTCGTCGCCTTGCACCGACAGGCTATCCAGTGAGTCGGCCGGTTGCGTCACGTCGATAAACATGACCTTGGCC